TTTGAGGGTTTACGAATGGAAGATTTCTTGCGGGCCTGCCACACGACGGTGAAGGAAAGCGGCGCCGAGGAGCTGGCCGGGAAGATGTGTCTTGCTCACGTGAGCCTGTTGCAGCGCTCCAATCCGGACAACGCAGCTCACCACCTCACCATCGAGCATCTCTTCGGCGTTCTGCTCCACACCCAGGACATGCGCCCCTTGATGGCGCTCGCTGCCGGGTTCGGCTTTGACTTGGTCGCCAAGGAGCAGCCCGCCGCGATCGATGTTCACCAGGCTTTGGGGAACGTAACCCTGGAAATCTCCGAAGTGACCGTCGAGACGCACCGCGCAATGGCTGACGGTCGCGTCGACCAGGTAGAGCGTGCGCGAATCATGCGCGAGATCGCCGAGGCTGAGAAGGCACTGCACGTTCTCAAGGTGTCGATCAAGGCGGCTTAAATCGCAGGCAATAAAAAAGCCGGTGGCTAGACCGGCTTCTTCAACAACACTTGTGAGGTCCGATTATGCACACCCATAACCCCCAGATCAATACCCGGCCTGATGCGTCAGGTTTGCATCTGGCGCACTCAATGACGCGTCAGGTGATGTCGTCTAATGAGACTGCCGCTCTGTCTGAAAACCTCCAGGAGCAGGCGTAATGGCTCGGGCGCGCAACATAAAGCCAGGCCTGTTCATCAATGAGCTGCTGGTTGAACTTCCTGCCTTTGACCGACTGATGTTCATCGGGTTGTGGTGCCTTGCAGATCGCGAGGGCCGCCTCGAGGATCGGGTGAAGCGGATCAAGATTGAGCTCCTGCCCTGTGACGACTACGACGTCGATGCTGGTCTGAATCGTCTGGCCGCTTCTGGCTTCATTTCTCGCTACCAGGTGGCCGGTCAGGCCGTCATCGAGATCGTCAACTTTCAGAAACATCAGAGCCCGCATGGCAGTGAAAAAGACAGCACTTTGCCGGACGCTAACGGGTATCTCACTGTTAACGAAAGGAAAAAGAACGTTGTCGTCGCAGGCTCACAACGAAAGGTTCTTATGTCTGAACAGGGTTTTAACGTTAAAGCACCGTTAGAGTCTGTGAACCTACCGTCTGATAACGCCCTGATTCCTGATTGTGGATTGCTGATTCCTGATTCCAGATTCACTGATTCACCGAATCAAGATCAACACCACTCTCTCTCTGGCGGCGAGCAAGTTTCGGATTCGAGCGAGCCGCCGCTGCCAGCTGACAACGGCGCCGATAGCGAACCGGATGCTTCGACCGATCCTGTCGACCCAAAGACGCCAGTGGAGATGACCCTGGACTGGGTACCTGACGACAATCTCCTCAAGACCTACTGCGTCCACTTCGGCGTATCGCCAGAGCTTTTCACCCGCGAAGCCATGGCGTCATTCACGGCACACCATGAATCCATTGGAGGCCTTCAGCCCCAAACCAAGTGGGTTTCGATGCTGGTTTCCTGGGTGAAGTCGGACCGGGCGAAGGCGAGCAATGTTCGCCACCTCCACAAGCCGGCCCAGGCATCGCGTCACAACGGTTTCGCTGAGCGCGACTACACCGCCGGACTCAAGCAGCGGGAGGATGGCACCTATGGCATCTGAAAACGTAATCGCAATGCCCAGCGCAGCGGCCGCGCCGCGCCAGGTGACAGGTGTTTGCGATGAGCACGGGCAATTTCCGCAAACGGTCAACGTGATTTTTGGGCGCGAGTTCAAGACCGCCTGCCCCGAATGCCAGCGCCTTGCCAAGGCCGAAGAGCAGGAGCGAATCAAGGTGCAAGCCCGGCAAGAGCTGGCACACAAGCTTGGATCGGCCCTGATCCCTAAGCGGTTCGCCGGCAAGACGCTCGCCGGGTACACCGCGACGTCGCCGGGACAGAAAGAGGCTCTCAGGATATGCGGAAAATACGCAGACAAATTCCTCGAGATCGCACCAACAGGTCGCTGCCTGCTGCTGCTGGGCAAGCCCGGCACGGGCAAGACTCACCTTGGCGCGGCCATTGCCACCGAAGTCATGAGGAAGACCGACGCGACCGCCGTTTACCGGACCATCGGCACGGTTCTCCAAGAGATCCGTGCGACGTACTCGAAAACCAGCGAGCGCACAGAATCTCAGATTCTCTCGAGCCTTATCGGCCCGTCGCTGCTGGTTCTCGATGAGATCGGCGTGAGCAAAGAAAATCCCAGCGACTTCGAACTGACCACGCTGTTTTCGATCATCAACGGGCGTTACGAGCAGATGCGGCCGACGGTCGTCATTTCCAATCTCGACGCCGCAATGCTGCCAGCCGCCATGGGAGAGCGCTGCTTTGACCGCTTGCGTGAGGGCGGAGCGATTGCGGTTCCGTTCGAATGGGAATCTCAGCGCGGCAAGGAGAGTTTCTGATGACTAAATCCAGACTTGCCACACCAGACCCCGCAGCGTTCCGTTACGCGGTCTATGCGTGTTCTTCGAAGATTGATCTGTCCACTCCGCCGGATCCTGCTGTCGCGCTATTCGATCGCAGAGGCGTTGCCGAGTCGTTTGGCCGCCTGATGTGGCCCAGCACTTTTGAAGTCGTAGACCTCGCGGAGGCCACTGTATGAACGCATCACGCATCTGGATATGCATAGCAGCGCTCACATTGATTGTCGCTGTTGGCACAAGCCACAAAGTTGAAACGGCTGTGAAGCCGGCCAATATGCAGGAGTTGTTTCGATGACATGGTCCCAGCTCAAAGCCCTGCTGAACACCGCCAAGGTGCTGCACGACGGTCGCGGTGGGTTCGCTTTCTCCCAATCGAGCAGCTCGAAAGGCGCAGTCAAATGAGGCTGTTAAAGCCTAAGGCCAGCCGCGCCAAGCCGGTTGATCGCGAAGGCCAGGAGCAGGCCTCGCTGATCAAGGAGCTCGAACTGTGCCTACCGGCCGTGGCCGCCTTGATCTACCACGTTCCCAACGGTGGGCACCGGCACAAGCTGGTCGCCATCAAGCTGAAGGGGCAGGGTGTCAAAGCGGGCGTGCCCGATCTGGTTCTGCCGATGGCGCGCGGCGGTTACTTCGGCCTTTACCTCGAGTTCAAGGCGACGGCGCCGAACGATGCAGCAGTGTCGGCCAGCCAGCACGCGTGGATCCGCCGTCTCAATGATCAGGGCTATCTGGCGATCGTGTGCCGGGGCCACTTCGATGCGATGGAGCAGATCCGCGCTTACCTTCGACTCGCTCCTACGGTGGTGGCCGCATGAACTATCAATTTAAGGCTGGCGATCTGGCAATCATCGTCGGTGCCAACTCGCTGACCCAGAACATCGGCAAGCAGTGCCAACTCCGTGAATTCGTGCAGAGCGGGGATTGTTACGTTGCGCCGAACGGTGTGGTGTACCGGCACGATGATGTCCCTTGCTGGACGCTGGTCGGTGACGATCTGGTCGCGGTCATCGAAGACGAGGTCGTGCAGCTTGGCTTTGGCATCCACGAGCCGCGACACCTGATGCCTTTGCGCGACGACTTCGCACCCGCAGGCCAGAAGGCCAAGGCGGTATCTGCATGACGACCGCCGCCGTGAAGATCACCGACGCCGAAATCAAACGGCAGGCGTCCGGCCCGGTCCGTGATCTTCGGGATTACGAGCATCGAGGCCTGTATCTGCGTTTTGCCAAAACCCGCGCCCGGGCGTCGTGGTTCCTGGTGGTGCGTGGTAAGTGGAATCGGATCGGCAGCTACCCGGACCTGTCCGTTAAGCAGGTCGTCGCCGCGCTGCCTGACATTCGTCTGCGCCTGGACGCCGGCGCTAGCACGAACCTCTCGAAGTGGCTGATCGTAGGCGAGCTGCTGGAGTGGTACGCCGAGCGCATGTCTCGGGACCGCAGCCTCTCCGACAAGCGCAAAGACACTGCCGCCTCCGCAATCAAGTGTCACCTCCTGCCGCGCCTCGGCTCTGCAGCACTGACCGACATCGACAAGGCCTTCCTCGACCGTGAGCTGATGTGGCCGATGCAAGAAACGCTGTCCATCGACTACGTGCGGCTGGTCTTCCAGCTGCTGGCGCTGGCATTCCGTCAGGCTCACAAGTTGGGGCTGATCGCGAGCAATCCGCTGACCGGGATCAAGTTCAGCGACTTCTCGAAGGCGAAGGTCACCGTCAAGCCGTCACGGCTCCGCGGTGTCCACATTGAGGAGCTTCTGCAGCTGCTGCTGCGTGAGCTGTTTCCCATCCCTAACGACGCGATCCTGGCGCTGATGATGCTTTGCCATGGCACCCGTATTGGTGAAACCCGCCAGGCGCGCTGGGACCACATAAGCCTTGCCGAACAGGTCTGGTTTATTCCGGCGGCTGACACGAAGACTCGGGTGGAGCATTACCTGCCACTGACCGACGCTGTCCGGCACCTGCTGATGCTGTATCGCCAGGTGCAGCAGAACCGAGGCTACACCGGGCCATTCCTGTTCCCCGGACGCCGAGGCAAGCCGCTGAGCGAGAGCCAGGCCAGTGCCGTGTTCACGCGCCTGGGGAAGGGCGAGTGGACCAGTCACGACCTCCGCAAGCTGGCCCGCACAGGCTGGGCTGATATCGGGATCGACCACCTGATCGGTGAGCTGCTGATCAACCATGCCATGGGCCACAACGTGAAGGTTTACATCCAGTCCGACGTGATGGCTCGCAAGCGTGACGCGTTGGAGAAGTGGCACCGCCATCTAGACGGCAAGGGGCTAAACGTCATTCTCGGATTGACCGGCTTTAGATTTGAGGACTCCGACAAATCGCTACAGGCCGCGCCGCATATGGCCTGCAACCCTATTCAAGAATCAACCATAGGCGAGGTTTCAAAAGCATGAAAAAGAGCCATGGCCCTGCATTCCGCAAGGAATTGATCCCGCTCGCGGTATGCCCATCCTGCAAAGGAAAGGCTGTTATCAAGGGGCTTTTCCATCATCTGGACTGCCTGGATTGCAACGCCTCGGGCTGGGTTCGAGAGGATAACGGCCAGCCGCTAGAGCTTCAGGATCTGGTCACTCAATTGAGCTTCAACCTGATCCGCGCTTACGAGCAGTTCGGCAATCGTTGCAACTGCAAGGCAGCAGAGCCCAAAGGCCTCATGGCCTATTACAGCGAGAACAACCGCCGCGGCGCCGGCGGCACGAACTTCACAGGGGATTGATCATGCCGATCGAATTGACTGACCGCGAAGCTTTCATCGCTGGTCTTCTGGGAGGCGTCTGGAACGAGTACCTGAAGCTTCCAATCGAGCATCCAATGGAGCGCGATGAGTTTTGCAGGGCGATTCATACATGCCAGAACATGGTGCTGGCACGAGCAGGCCGCCGAGTAATTAACGCAAAAGCGGAGGGGTGAGCGATGGGTATGTACAAAGATGTGATGGGTACCCTGGTGCGCGTGCTGGCCGCTGACAACATCGACAACAGCACGAAGCAGTCCTGGCAGAAGCTGATTGATGCCGATCTGCGACAAGGTGGCAATGGCAGCACCCTGTCGCCGCGTGACAAGTTCGATTACGACTGCTGCCTGTATGCGCTTCTGCACCGTCAGTTGGAGCCTGCGCAGTGGGACGTACTGGTCGCGAAGTACTCAACGCACAAGGCCAACAAGGTCGCCGCGATCGGGCGTCTGGTGAGCCGCATTTCATCGCCAGCGCCGCAGCTGTTCATCTATAAGGCGCTGACGGCCTGGGCAATCCCTAAGCTAAAGGGCATCCAGTCGGACAAGCGCTCCACTGACATGATTGTCCTGCCTGCCGAGTTCTACGACATGAACACCTGGGACGTGGGTGCTTCGCCAGAGCGCACCCGCCGAAATTGGAGAGCAGGGGTACACAAGCGGCTTGAGCAACTTGAGGAGGCGGCCGTGATCCATGCAACGCATATCTTCGACGCGGAACAAATCTTCGTAGACGCCGCTTGACCATGATGGCCGTTTGGCCGTAAATTAACCCCATCATGTCGATCTTGCGTGCGGTGATACGCAACGACACTCAGACATCAAAAACCCGGCCCTCGCGCCGGGTTTTTTCGTTTTCGGCTCAGCCACACCCATCGCTCCGAGCTGGGAGTGCCGCTGCAGCCGATTCTTTCCTCTCCCGGCAGGGAGGCAGTCGGAAGCCGTCATGCTAGATAAAGATCCCGACCTCTGGGCCCAGGCCTGGGAATGGCTTCGACTGAAACTCAGTGACCCGCTGTGGCAAGGAGCGGTTATGGCCGCAACTGTTTCCCTATTGCGCGTGCTCTACGAAGGCAAAGAGGCCAACAAATGGCGGGTCGTGCTTGAGGCTCTGATCTGCGGCGCCTTGAGCCTTTCAGCCAGCAGCGTCATTGAGTGGATGGCCTGGCCGTCGAGCCTGTCCGTCGCCGCCGGCGGCGCCATTGGGTTCATCGGAGTGACGGCCATTCGCGAGCTGATAATCAGGTTCCTCGGTCGCAAGGCGGACTCAGCATGAAAGCTTTCGCATCAGGATTCATCATCGTGCTAGTGGCCGTCCTTCTGATCGGGCTGCAGCAGTACCGGGTTGTCGCGCTCCGGGGCGAGATGTCCGTCGAGACCAAAGCCAAGACAGACGCTTTGGCCGCCAACCTCGAAAGCCAGGCCACGATCACCACGCTGCGCGCGGAAGCGAAGCGAAATGCTGACTACACGGCGGACCTCACCAAGCGCATCAAAGCCAGCGAAGACAAGGCCAAAAAGGCCAAGAAGGATTTCGATGATCTCAAGCGCAACAGCAAACCTGTTCGTGATTGGGCTGCTCAGCCTTTGCCTGACGGCCTGCGCGGCAAAGCCGCAAGTGGTAACAAAGACAACAGCCATAAGGCTGGAAGCCCCTGAGCTGATCCCATGTGAGCGGGTCAATGCAGACGATACCGATCTGCGTGACAACGGCGACGTGTGGGAGCTGAAGGACCAAGCCATCAAGCTGCTCGACACGTGCGCTGACCAGGTCGATGCGCAGATCGTGCGCAGCCAAAGCAAGTGAAGAAGTCCTGGTACGTCACAGTGCCGGGCTACCCACCATTCCCCATGATCATGCAGGAAGATCACGACCACGCGGGTGCATTGTCATTCGCGCGCAGCAAGTGGCCGACCTGCACAGTTGAGTGAAGACATGAGTTGTGACGGATGCGCTGCGCGCCGAGCGAGAGCCAAGAAGTGGATCGCCATAGCAGCTGATCGATTCCGCCAGATGACGAGCAGCAACCCCACCAACGAAGGGACTAAACGCGATGGCAAGGCTGAAGACGCTGGGAAGCAGGGTCAAGACTCAGTCTGATCGTCTCGTCAGCGTCAACACCGACTCGTGGCGCGCGACCAAGACCACAGCACACCAGCGTGGCTACGGATACAAGTGGCAGAAGGCTCGAGAGGGATGGCTCAACGCTCACCCGCTCTGCGCCTACTGTGATCGCGAAGGCCGCGTGACCTCAGGCACGGTCGTTGACCACATCGTCCCGCACCGAGGCGACATGACGCTGTTCTGGGCTCGATCCAACTGGCAGACCCTGTGCAAGACCTGCCATGACTCGGTCAAGAAAGCGGAAGAGGCAGACGCAGCCCGATACGCCTGACCGTTCGTCGTCAATGCGACCGATTCCCATTCGAATACGCACCAAAATGGTGCGATAGCCTAGCCCTATGAGGGGGGGGGGTCTAAATATAGGGGGTCAATCCCTTCCAGACCGCGCCCGATCGCATTCACACTTTTTATTCCGACCCCGAGGTTTTTTGTTAATGGTGTTAACAGACAAGCAACAACAGTTTGTTGACGCGAAAGCCCGAGGCGCGTCAAACAAAGAAGCGGCGGAAGCCGCAGGATGCAAGCCCTCGACGGCATCTGCTGCCGGTTCGAGGTGGGCAAATGACCCCAAAATAACGGCGGCAATTCTGGCGAAGCGACAGGAGCTGAGTGTTAACCCTGAGCGCAAACGTAAACAGCGTGCCGAGACGGACGACCAGCACCCTGAAGCCGAAGAGGGGGGCGGCGAGTATCTCGACTGCCTGCCGGACACCGAAGACCCTCTGGTTTGGTTGCTGGCTCTGATGAACGAGCCGAAGGCGAAAGTTTTCGACCGCCGCAACGCCGCCCAGACCGCCGTGCCGTATGTACACGGCAAAAAAGGCGAAGCCGGGAAGAAAGAACAGAAGGCCGATGCAGCAAAAGAAGCTGGCAAGGGCCGGTATTCGGCAGGGAAACCGCCACTCTCCGTCGTGCCGAGGTAGCCCATGCAATGGACAACTGCCTGCCCGGACTGGTGGCGGCGCCTCTCTGCGCAAAAATCCATCATTCCGGCGCCGTTGTTCCCATCGGAGGCGGAGGAGGGCCTCGAAGTTTTCCGGTCGTTGAAGATCGTCGACGCACCTGGCGCGCCAACGATTGAAACGGCGTGCGCGACATGGGTGCTCGACTTCGCCAGCGCCATCTTTGGCAGTTACGACAGCGCGACCGGCGTCAGGCTGATCAGCGAGTATTTCCTCTGCATCCCGAAGAAGAATTCGAAGTCGACGATCGCGGCCGCAATCATGCTGACCGCGCTGATCCGGAATTGGCGCCTCGAGGCTGAGTTCATCATCCTGGCACCGACCAAGGAGATTGCCGACAACTCTTTCAAGCCGTGCGCGTCGATGGTCAAGCATGACGAGGAGCTGAGCGCGCTGCTTCACGTCCAACCCCACCTCAAGCTAATCACGCATCGCGAGACGGGCGCCACGCTGAAGGTGGTAGCGGCCGATAGCGACGTGGTTGGCGGTAAGAAAGCGGTCGGCGTGTTGATCGATGAAGCCTGGCTGTTCGGCAAGAACGTCAAAGCACCGGACATGATCCGCGAAGCCACTGGCGGCCTGCTGTCCCGGCCAGAAGGTTTCATTATCTGGCTGACGACTCAATCGAACGAACCGCCGGCGGGCATTTTCAAGTCGAAGCTGAGTTATGCCCGGGGCGTACGAGATGGGCGGATCAACGATCCACGCTTTTTGGCCGTCATCTACGAATTCCCTCAGGACATGATCAAGAGCGGAGAGGCCCGCCGCCCTGAAAACTTCCACCTGGTGAACCCCAATATGGGGTACTCGGTGGACAGGCCGACCCTTGAACGGCTGTTTATGCAGGCCGAAATGGATGGCGAGGCCGAGATTCGGGGCTTCCTCGCCAAGTTCCTGAACATCGAGATCGGCCTGGCGCTGATGTCCGACAGTTGGGTCGGTGCTGACTTCTGGGAGCCGCAGGCGCTGGCGGGTCTTACGCTGGATTCGTTGCTCGAGCAGTGCGAGGTCGTCGAGGTCGGTGTCGACGGCGGCGGACTCGACGACTTGCTCGGCTTGGCCGTGATGGGCCGGGTTCGCGACTCGCGTACCTGGCTGCACTGGGCCCACGCATATGCACACCCATCGGTACTGGAGCGGCGAAAGTCGGAAGCACCGCGGCTGAAGGATCTGGCCGCGGTCGGCGACCTCACGCTGGTTGAAAAGATCGGTGATGACGTCGAGCACCTTGCATCCATCGTCGCCCGAATCAATCAGGCCGGCCTGCTGGACAAGGTCGGTCTTGACCCGGCCGGGATCGGCGCAGTCCTCGACGCACTGGCCGATGTCGGCATCGAAGAGAGCCAGATCATCGGTATTTCACAGGGCTGGAAGCTCACAGGCGCCATCAAAACCACTGAGCGCAAGCTTGCGGAGGGCGCGCTGCTGCACTGCGGGCAGCCGCTCATGGCCTGGAGCTGCGGCAATGCCAAGGGAGTGCCCTCGGCGAACGCCTTCCTGATCACCAAGCAGGCTTCAGGGACCGCGAAAATCGATCCACTCATGGCCACGTTCAACGCCGTTTCGCTGCTTTCCATGAACCCAGAAGCGAAGGGCGGCATGGACGACTACCTCAATAACGGATTTTTCGGACTAGTAGGCTGACCATGGCATTTCGTTGGTACAACCCGAGCACCTGGAACTTCTTCGGTTACACCGATCCAGTGACAGGCAACTATGTCGAGCTCGACATGGAGGTCGGCGGCAAGACGACAAAATCCGGCGTGAAGGTGACCACCAAGACTGCGCTGTCGATCAGCATGGTCTGGTCCTGCGTGAAGATCCTCTCTGAATCGCTCAGTGGTTTACCTCTGAAGCTTTTCGACGACGGGGAGGGTGGGCGCAAGCAGGTGACTGGTAGTGACAGCGCTTTGAAGCTGCTGAAAAAGCCAAACCCGTACATGACGATGTTGAACTTCCTGAAGTTCGTCGTCGTGAACATGGCGCTCCGGGGCAATGCGTTTGCGTTGATTGATCGCAATCGAAACGGCGAGGCGATTGGATTCGTGCCGTTGAGCTTCGACATGGTGTCGATCGATACCGATGACGAGCTGGTGTACTGGGTGACGCCGAAGAACAGCGACAGATTCCCGGTTTCACCGGAGAACATGCTGCATTTCAAGCTGTTCAGCCTGGACGGCATCGTCGGGCTTTCCCCGATCGAGTACCAGGCAGAAACGATGGGACTGGCGAAGGCCGGCCAGCAGTGGTCGTCGCGCTTCATGCGCAAAGGCGGATTCACTGGCGGTTATGTGATCTATGAAAACTTCCTGAACAAACAGCAGGAAGCCCAGATCATGGCCAAGTTCCCGGACGTGCGTAAGGGGGACGCCGACGACATCGGCAAGATGGCCATCCTGCAGGGCAATCCTAAGATCGTGCCCGCCGGGCTGAGCCAGCGTGACGCCCAGTTCATCGAGTCACAACAGTTCCAGGAAGAGGCACTCGCCGGCATCTACGGCGTGCCGCTCTGGCTGGCCAACCGGGCCGGCAAGACCTCGATCATGGGCTCCAACCTTGAGCAGCAGCTCACCGGCTACATCACCTTCGGGCTTAAGCCCTATATCGATGTCGTCGAGGATGAGCTGAACGACAAGGTCTATCGAAAAAAATCCCGATTCGTTGAATTCAAGGTTGAAGGCCTGCTGCGCGCTGACAGCGCTGGTCGCGCCTCCTATTACCAGGCGGCCCTCGGCGGATCGGGCGGCTCTGGGTGGATGTCGATCAACGAAGTTCGCGAAAAAGAGAACGAGATGCCGCTCGAAGGCGATGAATACAACCAGGTCACCCGGTGGGAGATGACAAAAAATGTCGAAGCTTGAAGTCCCGTTTGAGCTCAAGGCGGTCGACGACGCCGGTAATTTCGAAGGCTATGCCGCTGTTTTCAACAACGTTGACCTCGGCGACGACGTGATCCTGCCAGGGGCGTTCACCAAAGTGAAAACGACCCGCGGTGGCAAGCTGAAATTGGCTCTTTACCACGACCTGACACGCTTGGTTGGCCTGGCCGACTACATCCAGGACGATCACGGGTTGCTGCTGAAGGGCAAAGTGAACTTGGCAGTCAGCTACGCGCGCGATGCCTACGAGCTCATGAAGTCCGAGATCCTCGACAGCATGTCGATCGGCTTCAACACCATCAAAGCGGACTTTGAAGAGCGTGCCGGCCGCCGCGTTCGGGTGATCAAGGAGGCCGAATTGTGGGAGGCCTCGTTTGTGCCGTTTGGTATGAACCCCGAGGCCCAGGTCCTCACCGTCAAATCCGATATTCGAATTTTCGAGAACGCCCTGCGCGAACGCATGGGGCTTTCCCAGAAAGAAGCGGCGGCAGTCGCTTCGCTCGGCTACCCCGCGCTGCGCCGTGATGGCGGCAGCGAGGCCACGGCGATCGTGGAAGAGCTGAAAGACCTTTCCACCTTGTTTACTCATCATTTTGGAGTATCGCCATGAGCGAAGTGAAAGAACTGAAGGACTCCCTGGAGCTGCAACTCAAGACTGGCTTCCAGGGCCTGCAGACCAAATACGACGCCGCGATCGCGGAAGTCGAGAAGGGCAACACCGTTGCCACCGAGCTGAAAAAAGACATCCAGAAGCAGAAGGATGACCTTCAAAAAGTCATCGACCAGGTGCAGGACCTGGAGCAGAAGGGCGTCAAGCTGCGCGGCGGCCCGGGCGAGGGCAAGTCGTTCATCGATCTGATCGGCGGTGACGAAAACTACAAGTCGCTGAAGCAGAAGTCGGTAAGCCAGGCTGAAATCGAGGTGAAGAAATCCGACCTGGCCGGCATGAAGGAAATGAAGCTCACCAGCGTGGGGCTCGTTGCGCCGATCTACGATCCGGTGATCCAGCCTGGTATCCGTCAGGAACTGCGCATCCGCGATTTGCTGACCACGATCCCGGTCTCCGGCCAGAGCTACACCTACTTCCGCGAGAACGTGCACACCCGTGGTGCCGCGCCGGTCGCCGAGGGTGGCCTGAAGCCGACCAGCAACGTCACGTTCACCACCGAAACCGACCGGGTGAAAAAGATCGCGGTGTGGATGCCTGCCACGGACGAGGTGCTCTCTGACGTGCCTCAGATGTTCGCGTATCTGCAGCAGTTGCTGCGTTACGACCTCAAGCTCGAGGAAGAAGCGCAAATCCTGAAAGGTGATGGCACTGGCGAAAACCTGAATGGTTTGATGACCCAGGCGACCAACTACAACACGGCGCTGAGCAAGACTGGCGACACGGCGATCGATCTGGTCCGTCGTGCGATCTACCAGGTGCGCAAGCAGTCGAAGATGTCCGCCGATGGCGTCGTTATGACCGAATTGGACTGGATGAACATCGAGCTGCAGAAGGACGGCGAAAACCGCTACCTCTTCGCCAACCTGCAAGGTCTGGTCACTCCGATCCTGTGGGGCCGTCCGGTGATTACTTCGGACAGCATGGACGAAGGCGACGCTGACGACGGCGGCGAGTTCCTGGTCGCGAACTTTGCGCGCTCCTCCACTCTGTTCGACCGCATGAGCTTCCAGTTCAAGATGGGCCTGATCAACGATCAGTTCATCCGCAACGAGATCGCGCTGCTGGTGGAAGAGCGTCTCGGTCTGGGCGTGCGCCGCAAGGAAGCGCTGGTGAAGGGCACCTTCAAGGCCGCCGCGTAACTGGCGTTTTCCCATAGGGCCGGCATAACGCCGGCCTTTTCGTTTCTGGAGGCAGCATGAAAATTAAAGCTCTGTGGGGCTTCGTCGGCAACGCGGCGTTGCTTGGTGAGGGTGTCGAATCCGCCAAAGTGAAGCGCGGCCAGGTGTTTGAAGACGCTGATGACGAGTACGCGCACACGCTGATCGGCAAAAAGCTCGTGGTTGAAGTGGGCGGTGATGGCAAGTCAAAAATCCTGAAACCCAAGGAAACCAAGCCTGCCACGCCGGCGGAGAAAAAGGCCGCTGCCGAGAAGGCTGCCGCTGAAGAAGAAGCCAACCGCTTGGAAGCCGAACGTCTGGAGTCGGAGCGCTTGGAGGCCGAACGCCTGGAAGCGGAACAAAAGGCTCTGGCCGAGACGAAGTGATGATCGAGCTATCTCTGGTGAAAAAGCACCTGAGGGTCGACCACGACGCCGAAGACGACTTGATCCAGGGGTATCTCGACGCCGCGCTGGCCCACGTGGAGCAGCATTGCGATCGCGTCCTGGTCGAAACGCCGGTTTTGCCGTCGGAGATGGGTTTGACCAAGGACGTGCAGCAGGCGGTCTTGCTGCTTGTGGGGCATTGGTTTACCAACCGTGAGGCGGTCGCGTCCGGGCTCACCGAAGTGCCTTTGGCTGTAGGCCGTCTGCTTTGGTACAGGAAGCAATTCTGATGAAAGCTGGCGAGCTGCGACACCGGGTGACCTTCGAAAAGAAGGTCGTCACCAATGACCCCGTTTCGAACGAAGAGCTGGTGAGCTGGGTTGAATTCGCCACCGTCTGGGCCGCGGTCAAGGATTTAAGCGTGCGCGAGTTCATTTCCGCGCAGTCGACTCAATCCGAGGTCACCTGCAGGATCGTGGTCCGGTACCGGGAAGGCTTCGACGCCACCATGCGTGCTCGCCATGACGGCAGGATTTACAACCTGCACGGAATTCTGCGAGATCCCGTTTCCGGCAAGGAGTACCTGACCTTCCCAGCCAGCGAGGGCACGAACGATGGGTGATTGGGTCGAGTACAAGCTCAAGGGCACGGAGGAGCTGTCCGCCAAATTTCGCGGGCTGACCGAGGAGATGCGCCGCAAGGTCGTCACGCCGGCGGCCAAGGATGCGATGGAGATCGTTCTCGCGGATGCCAAGGACCGCGCAGCGCGGATAGATGACCCCGAGACATCCAACTTCATCCCGAAAAACCTCGCGCTCGTTGAGCGCAAGGCGATCGGCATTGAGGTTGGCGCGGTGGTGATGTCGGTCGGTGTCCGTAAGCGCAAAAAAGGGCAGGGCGGCGGCAACACGTTTTATTGGTGGTGGGTCGAGCTCGGCACCGAGAAAAACCGCGCGCGGCCGTTCCTGCGTCCGGCGCTGGCCAACAACCGGGAGGCCCTGTTCAAGGAGTTTCTCAGCTCAGCCAAGTACCAACTGCTCAAGCTTGGGGTGAACTGATGCTGGCGCCCATTACCCAGGTGTGCAAAGCCGATCCTTCTGTGACCGCGCTGCTCGGCGAAAGCCCGCTCCGGCTTTACCCGCACGGTGAAGCTCCGCAGGACGTCGCCAAGCCGTATGCGGTTTGGCAGGTGGTGAGCGGATCTCCCCTTAACTACATCAACGGGCAGCCCGAAATAGACCGGTACGGACTGCAGATCGATGTCTACGCCGCGACGGCAGTATCGGCAGACGCGGTGGTGTCTGCCATGCGCAAAGCCATCGGCCGGCGGGCCTACGTCACCGGGTTCGGCGTCGACACCGTGGACAGCGTCACCAAGAACTACCGCAAAGGTTTCGATGTTGCCTGGCTGGTGAGTACATAGCCGGAAAACCTGAAAGAACGACCCGCTCCGGCGGGTTTTTTTATGCCCGCCAATAAGTGATTTCGCAGGAAATCGGGAGTAACAAATTGACCATTAATGTCCAGGGCACGGAGCTTTTCGCCATCGACCCGGCTGATAACACCATCCTCGATGTGGGCTGCTTCACCACGCTTGATGGCATCGACACTTCGCTCGCGCAAGTTGACGTGACGTGTACCAAATCGAAAGCTCGTGAATACGAGGCCGGTCTTGCTGAGCCAGGTTCCGCGTCGTTCGGCTTGAACATCGACCCGAAAAACCCGGTTCACCTGCGCCTTCACCAGTTGAAGACCGCTGGCACGAAGCTCAAGTGGGTTGTTGGCTGGTCGGACGGCTACAACTTCGACACCGAAGAAGGCATCCAGCCTCTTATCGGCACGCCAGGTGGTCTGGCAGCGCTGGTGCTGAACTCGGCGGGCACCGGCTACACCACTGCTCCTACGGTGGCTATCACTGGCGGCGGTGGCACTGGCGCGACGGCGACGGCCCAGATCGCGAACGGCAAAGTTACTGGCTTCACCATCACCAACGAAGGCGCCGGCTACACCAGCGCACCTACCGTGGCGCTCACAGGTGGATCTGGTACCGGTGCGACGGCTCGGGCGTTGGTGGAAACCGAGATCGATTTCGACCTGCCAAACACCCGCACCTGGCTCACCTTCGAAGGCTACATGAACAGTTTCCCGTTCACGTTCGGCCTGGGCGACGTCGTCAAATCTACCGTTGGCATCCAGGTCTCGGGCGAGCCCGTTCTGGTCGCCAAGACCGCGCCATAAGGAACGTTCATGGATCTGAATATCGCTTCGCTCAAGGCGGCCGGCGCTTTCATCGCGGCACCGCAGAAGAAGGAAGTCAGCTGGCACTCCAACGGAAAACCGCAGAAGGCCACCGTGTACGTGCTTCAGGAGTCGTTCATTTCGCTGACCCAGCGCTGGGATGCGCAGGATCGCGGCGGCGACCTGGCCGCTCAGCGCATTGCTTCCTGCATCACCGACAAAGACGGCGTGCCGGTGTTCACCGTCGAGGACGTGGTCGGCGGACCAGAAACAGGTCACGGCCCTCTTTGCGCGGAGCTGGCGATTGTGTTGCTCGCCGCGATCGGTGATGTCAACAAGGTGCCGGAGGGCACGCTCGAAAAAAAATCCAACCCGAGGAAGAGCTCTGGCACGAGCTTGCCATCGTCCTCGGCACCACGATCGCGGAAGCGAAGCAAAGAATGACCTACGTTGAGGCGATGGACTGGATGCGGTACCGGCTTCAAACCGGTTCACTGAATCTGGGCCTTCGCCTCGATGAAGGTTTTGCGTTGCTGGCCACTGTGTTCAACAACGTCATGGGCGGTAAAGCCAAGTTTTCGGATTTCATGCCGGATCGCGGTTTTAAAGACGCCCCGAAAGCTGCCACGCCGCAGGATCTGTTGGCGCTCTTGCAACGCGTGAAGGGGTGATTTATGGCTGTTGATTCGCTCGGCCAGTTGACGGTCGACCTGGTGGCGAACACCGGCGGCTTTGAAAAGGGGATGGACCGTGCGCAGCGCGCGCTGAAGTCGGCGACCAAGGAAGCCGCTTATCAGGCCGGCCAGCTCGACAAACTTGTAGGCCAGATCGAGCCCGTTGTCGCCGCATATGGCCGCTTGGACAAGATGGAAGACCAGTTGCGCAAGCACCGAGCAGCTGGGCGTCTTGATGAGCCGGACTTCAAAGACTACCTCTCCAAGCTCAATGAGCAACGATCGGCGCTGAGTAAAAGCAACAACGAAATGGCCATCGGTGGGCAGTCGGCGAAGGCATATGCGGCAGCGCTTCGCACTGTTCCCGCACAGGTCACTGACATCGTCACCTCCCTTGAGGCTGGACAGAACCCCCTCAGCATATTGCTGCAGCAGGGTGGACAGTTGAAGGACTCTTTCGGAGGCGTCGGCCCGGCTGCTAAAGCACTTGGCGGTTACGTCCTCGGCCTGGTCAACCCATTCACTCTTGCCGCGGCCGCTGCGGCAGTGCTGGGGGTTGCGTACTACCAAGGATCAAAGGAGGCAGAGGCCTACAGGGTCGCGTTGGCCAGCACTGGCAATGCCGCTGGAACAAGTGCGAATCAGTTGGCAGGAATGGCTGAGCGCGTTGGATCGACGGTTTCCACCACTGGCAAGGCGGCGGAGGTGCTGGCGCAACTCGCCGGCGCTGGCGATATCACAAGCGCAAGCTTCGAGAAGATCGCATCGGCGGCGATCAACTGGGAGAAAGCTACCGGCGCTGCGACCGAGCAAACAATCGCCGAGTTTGAAAAAATCGCGAAGGACCCCGTGAAAACCCTCGGGGAGCTCGACGATAAGTACCACTTCCTCACCGCCTCGGTTTACGAGCAAGTTCGAGCGTTGCAGGAAAATGGCGACAAACAGGGCGCCGCGGCTGTCGCTGAAGATGCCTATGCCCGTGCTTTGGAACAGCGATCCGCCAAAATCAAGGAGAACCTCGGCACGCTGGAAGCCGCCTGGGCCTCTCTCGCAGGTACCGCGAAAAAGGCGTGGGACGAGATTGTCGGCGTGGGCCGTGAAAGCTCTCTCGACGCTCAGATCAAAAACACGCAGAAGCTGCTCGACGATCGCAAAAACGGTGTCCTGGCGAAGATGTTCCCCGACTCGCTTGGCGAAGGCAGCGACTCCACGCGGTTTCTGAAATCACGCCTCGATCTGTTGATCAAGCAAAGAGATGCGCTGACCTCGTCCACGAAGGCTGAAGGGGATAATGCTGCCGCCCAGACCGAGGGCCGCAAGGCATTCGAGGAATACCAGAAGGCGCGGGAAGCGAACTTCACCAAAACTCAGAAGATGAACAAGGCGCTCGAGGATGAGCAGCGCCGCATCACTAAAGCTCGCGCTGCGGGATACAAGATTTCGGCAGAGGACGAAACGGCGGCCTACAAGGCGATCCGCGATAACCCCTCGTACAAAGATGCCGATCCAAAAAAGCCGAAGGCATATCAGGAAGACGCCGGCACCAAGGCGCTGGACTCGGCGCGGCAACAATACGCGGTGTTGCAGCAGCAAAACTCGCTGATCGGTGACCAGTCTGCCGCAAGCCAGCAACTTGGCGCGAACGCGAAAAAGCTCGTCGAGTGGGAGCAGCAGCTCGCCGATATCAAAGGCAAGAAGACGCTTACCGCGGACCAGCAGTCGCTGCTGGCGAGCAAGGATCTGATCACCGCGCAGCTCAAGCGAAACGCCGCGCTTGAAACCCAAAACACGCTGTCGGAAAAGGCTCTAGAGACACGGCGCAAGCTCGCTGCTTTCGACGAGAACCTTCAGAGCCAGCTCGCAAGTGCGAAACAGGGTCTGGACAACAATCTCGCTGGCGCCGGGCTGGGCGATGTGCAGAAGCAAAGACTGCAGGAACAGCAAAACATCCAGCAGTCGTATCAGGCACAGCTGGACAAGCTGACCTCCGATTACAACAAAAGCAAAAAGGACCAGTTCAGCACCGAGCTCTATGACAAGGAAACAGCATCGCTAAAAAGCGCGCTGGATCAGCGCCTGGCGATGCAGCGGCAATATTACGTCGATGTGGACAAGGCACAGAGCGACTGGACCGTAGGCGCCTCGTCGGCATATCAGGACTATCTGCAAAGCGCCAAGGACGTCGCTGGACAGACCAAAAGCCTGTTCACCGGCGTGTTCAGCGGGCTTGAAGACACCGTCGTTAATTTCGCCATGACCGGCAAGGCCTCCATTGCCGATTTCACCAAATCGGTGCTGGCTGACCTTGCTCGAATCGCCGCACGCCAGGCCATCACATCGGGAGGCAGCGCGCTGCTGGGCCTGGCCACGACCGCTGCTGGCGCCTACTTCGGCGGGTCGACTGGAGGCACCGGGGCCGCTGCTTCTGATTATTCGGGTGCTGCTTACCAAAGCTGGCTTTCCGCCAATCACTGGGATGGCGGCTACACCGGCGACGGCGGGAAATACGAGCCGATGGGCGTCGTTCACGGCGGCGAGGTCGTAATCCGCAAAGAAGTGGTTCAGCAGCCGGGGATGCGCCAGTACCTGGAGCGTCTAAACAAGTCCGGGAAGCCCGGCTATGCCGATGGTGGTTACGTAGGGCTGGCTTCTGGACCGTCTGCCGGCACTGGTCCGGCAAATATGGGCTCTCCAGTGGTTATTCAGCAGAACTTCACAGTGCCAGACGCAAGCAATGACGCATCCGGACAGGACATGCAGGCTGTCACCAAGGCGTACGCAGAGACAGCGAAGCGCGGAGCCCAGCAGGCAATTGCCGAGGAGCTCAGAACGGGCGGCACCATCTGGAGAGCAATAAATGGCCGTTGAAACCTTCGATTGGTGCTCGAGGCTGGGCGCTTCGAGCACCCCGGAATACCGAAATCGATCCAGCAAGTTCGGCAATGGCTATGAGCAGGTAGTGGGGGACGGCCCAAACAACAAGGTCGACGCATGGGCTCTTACCTTTGTCGTGCGCGAGCCTGATGCGCTCGAGATAAAAGCTTTTCTGGATAGGCACGGCGGCTTCAAGTCATTTTTCTGGACCCCGCCGCTTGGGGAGAAAAGTTTCTTCCGCGCATCGGCCCCTGCGGTTTCTCCCAACGGCGCCGGTTTCTTCACCTTGTCGACCACGTTCACGCAGTCATTCCTTCCTTAGGACACACATGCCACTCATCAAAGATATCCAGGTTCTCGAGCCTGGCAGTGAAGTGCTGCTTTTCGAACTGGACGGCAGCGATTACGGCGCGGATGTGTTGCGGTTTCACGGTCACTCCATCCCGTACACGGCCGCCGAGTTGATCGCTGCTGGCGCCGATGCCGATCAACTGCCGGCAAAGGCGATCTGGTGGCAAGGGGAGGAGTACGGCGCGTGGCCTATGCAGATCGACGGCATCCAGGCGAACGGGGACGGCACTGCGGTTCGCCCGACGCTTTCCGTGGGCAACGTCAATGGCCGGATCACTGCGCTGTGCCTCGCCTTTGACGACCTGCTTCAGTTCAAGCTGACGATGCGGCACACGCTGGCGCGCTACATCGACTCGGAGAATTTTCCCGGGGGCAACCCGGAGACGGATCCCACTCAGGAATCGATTGAGGTCTGGTATGTCGACCAGAAAACGAACGAAGACGGCGAAACGGTTTCGTGGGAGTTGGCCAGCCCGGGAGATGTGGGCGGGGAGTCGATTGGCCGCCAGATGACGACGTTGTGCCACTGGTGCCTAACCGGTGGATATCGCGGGCCGAATTGCGGCTACACCGGCCCGTATTTTGACAAGGATGGCAATGCAACGGCTGACCCTGAGCTCGACGAATGCAACGGCCTCTACACCACAGGCTGTGAAGTCCGATGGGGCAAGGGAAACGAGTCGCCCTTCGGCGGCTTCCCTGCGGTTTCGCTGATCGCCAGGAGCTGATCATGCTTAAACACATTCTGAAGGCGGTTCAGGCGCACGCCGCCGCCGAGTACCCACGGGAGTGTTGCGGGCTGCTGATCAGCATCGGGCGCAAGCAGCAGTACATCCCGTGCACGAACAACGCATACGATCCCTGCGAAGAGTTCCGGATCGCGCCGGAGGATTTCGCCGCCGCCGAAGACATGGGCCAGGTGATTGGCATAGTCCACTCGCATCCGGACGCCACGAGCAGGCCGTCTCCGCGTGATCTGGCAATGTGCGAAGCGACGGAATTGCCCTGGCATATTCTCAGCTGGCCTGAAGGCGATTTGCGAACTGTCGTTCCCACGGGGAATACACCGCTGCTGGCCCGGCCGTTTGTGCACGGAGCCTGGGATTGTTGGCAGGTCTGCGCTGACTGGTACAAGCGCGAGTGGGGGCTGGAGTTCGACACCTTCAAGCGTGAGGACGGTTGGTGGGAGCATGCCGATGGCCCTAGCCTTTATGAGCAAGCATACGAAGCTGCCGGATTTGAGCGGGTCGGCACTCCACAGCGCGGCGATATGATCGTTATGGATGTTGGTCGGACTAAGCATCCGAACCACGCCGGGATCTACCTCGGCTCAGACCCGAACTTGCCTGGCGAGCCTACCGCCGTGTACGGCGCCGGTCCGTTCCTGCTCCATCACATCTACGGTCGGCCATCCGAGATCGTCATTTTCGGCGGCCCCTGGCACGAGCGAACTCGGCTGATACTTCGCCATCGGGACGCCCGGTGATACCCTCGGGCTTTTAATGTGAGGGATCATCATGCGAATTTTGATAGGGGCGCTGGCAGTCGCCCTTTTGGCTGGTTGCGTCGGCCCGGGTGACTTGGCGCGGAACGATCCTAGCTTTTCCGCCACTACCGCCAAAGACCCCAAGCGCTACGCCCTTTGCGTTTTCCCAAAATGGCAAGACGCCCGGACCGACGCCTCTATGTCTGAAACCGAAAACGGGTATCGGCTTCTCATAGCCAGCAATAACATGGCTGATGAGATGCTAGATATCGTAAAGACCACGAAAGGAAGTTCGGTCGTACTGCATCAACGCATGGCGTGGTCAATCATGCCAGGCAGGAGCGCTGTGGAGTCTGCGGTCCGGTCCTGCCTATAACCAACATACGAAGCCGCCTCAGGGCGGTTTTTTAATGCCCGGAGCAAACATGACTGCAACAGCGGCTCACTTCGATCCCGTCACGACAATCATTCTCACCGGCCCACTTCGGAAAAAGTTCGGGAAGGTTCATAGAAGGCAGCTGGATAGCGGGAGGTCGTGGGAGGCTCTTAAGGCGCTGAACTGCACCATACCTGGGTTCAAAGAGGAAGTCAGACGGCTCGCCCGGCTTGGAATGAGGTTCGCTGTCTTCCGTAACGGGCGCAACGTAGGCGTCGATGGGCTCGAGATGGGTGGTACTCGAGAGCTTAAAATCGCACCAGTGCTGCACGGCAGTAAACGTGCTGGAGTTCTACAAACGGTGCTTGGCGCGGTAATACTGGTCGCCAGTATCTGGTTTCCGGCGTTGGCTCCGACGGGAATTGCTTTACTCGCCGGCGGTGTCATCCAAATGCTGAGCCCGCAGGCCTCGGGACTCAGCCAAAGCGCGGCGCCGGAAAATATGCCCTCGTACGCTTTCGGCTCTGCCAAAAATACGACCGCCAGCGGCAACCCGGTTCCGATCTGCATCGGACGGCGGCGCTGGGGAGGGGCGATCATCTCGGCCTCAATCTACGCCGAAGACAAAACCTGATCATGAACTGGAAGACCTGACCGCCAATTGGCGGTTTTTTTATGCCTGGAGAAAAGCATGGGCGCAGCTGAGCAAATCGACATCCATGGCGCGAAGGGCGGAAGTAGCAGTCCAAAAGCACCAACCGAGGCCGTGGACAGCCTGCGCTCGACCAACTTGGCAAAGCTGCTGATCGCTGTGGGCGAAGGTGAGTTCGACGGGGTGCCCACCGCAGCCAACATCTACCTGGACAACACGCCGATCAACGACGCGAGCGGTAACGTCAACTTCCCGAACGTGAAATGGGAGTGGCGCAGCGGCGCTGTAGATCAGTCCTACATCCAGGGTATTCCCTCGGTCGAGAACGAGACGACCGTCAACGTGGAACTGCGCAGCGACACTGCATGGGTTCGATCGCTCACCAATCCTCAGCTGTCGGCGGTGCGTCTGCGCTTCGCGTGGCCTGCACTTCAGCGACAGGATGACAGCGGTAACGTAGGCGGATATCGGATCGAGTACGCCGTCGATGTTTCTACGGACGGTGGCGCCTATCAGCAGGTGCTACTCGAAGCCGTTGACGGCAAGACCACCACGCGCTACGAGCGCTCGCGCCGTATCGACTTGCCTGCCGCCACCACTGGTTGGCAGATCAGGGTCCGGCGTTTAACGCCGAACCAGCAGAACACCAACAAAATCGCGGACACCATGCTGATCGCCGGCTATACCGGCGTGATCGATGCAAAGCTGCGATACCCGAACACCGCGCTGCTTTATATCGAATTCGACGCGGAGCAGTTCACGAACATTCCAGCCGTCACGGTCGACTGCAACGGCCGCAAGTGGCAGGTGCCGAGCAACTATGACCCTGTCGCGCGCAGTTACACGGGCACGTGGGACGGCACGTTCAAATCGGCATGGACCAACAACCCAGCCTGGGTGACATTCGGCATTTGCACTGTCGACCGTTTCGGTTTGGGCAAGCGCATCAAGCCGTTCATGGTCGACAAGTGGGAGCTCTACCGCATCGCGCAGTACTGCGACCAACTCGTGCCGGACGGTGTGGGCGGTCAAGAGCCCCGCTTCCTTTGCGACATGAATCTGCAGGGCAAGGCCGAGGCGTGGACGTTGCTGCGCGACATCTCTGCGATCTACCGGGGGATGACTTACTGGGCCGAAGGCCAGATCGTGATGCAGGCCGACATGCCTCGCACGCAGGACTTCGACTACGTGTTCACCCGGGCCAACGTGATTGATGGCAAGTTCGCCTACGGAAGTGCCTCATCGCAGACCCGCTACACCCGGGCAATCGTCAGTTACGACAACCCGGCGAACAACTACGACACCGACGTCACCGCCTTTTCCGATCCCGTCCTGCAGCGCAGGTTTGGCGACAAGCCGGTCGAGATCAGCGCCATTGGCTGCACCCGGGCGTCCGAAGCTCAGCGCCGCGGTAAGTGGGTGGTGATGAGCAACAACCAGGATCGGACCGTCACATTCAAAACAGGCATGGAAGGCGAGATCCCGCTGCCTGGCTACATCATCCCAATCGCGGATTCGCTGCTCGCCGGGCGCGAGATCGGCGGCCGCATATCAGCTGCTGCTGGTCGGGTCGTGACGCTGGACCGCGACACGCAAGCGAAGGCCGGCGATAGGCTGATCATCAACCTGCCAAGCGGCAAGGCGGAAGGCCGCACAGTGCAGTCAGTTACCGGACGCGCCGTCACGGTTACAACCGCATACAGCGAGACTCCAACGGTTCAGCTGCAATGGGCGATTGATGCCGATGACCTGGCGATTCCGCTTTATCGAGTGCTGAGCAGAAAGCGCACGACAGAAGGCGACTACGAAATAGCAGCGCTGCAGTTCGAGCCCGGCAAGTTCGCCTATATCGACACCGGTGCGCGGTTGGAGGAGCGCCCAATCAGCGTGATTCCGATCACTATAGTTCCGGCGCCGGCGAGCGTTACGCTGACTTCGACCACTGCGATCGCGCAGGGCCTCGCTGTCACCACCATGACGATCGCCTGGCCCGCGGTGAACGGCGCGGTGGGCTATGACGTCGAGTGGCGCAAGGACAATGGCAACTGGATCAAGGTGCAGCGCACCGGCGCAACCAGCGTCGATATCGTCGGTATTTATTCCGGGGCTTACCTGGCGCGCGTCCGGGCAGTCAGCGCCTATGACATCTCCTCGGTATGGCGCAGCTCGATCCTGACCCAGCTCAATGGCAAGGAGGGCCTGCCGCCGGCGGTGACCTCGCTGACAGCCTCGGCGCTGATCTTCGGCATCCACCTCAAGTGGACTTTCCCACCAGGTGCGACAGATACCCAGCGCACCGAGATCTGGTACGGCCCGACCACGGACCGGGCTGCGGCCACAAAGCTCAGCGACCTGGCTTATCCGCAGTCCGAGTACAACATGCAGGGCCTTCTGGCTGGCGTGACGTTCTTCTTCTGGGCACGACTGGTCGACCGTTCCGGGAATATCGGCCCGTGGTACCCGACTGGCATTGGCGTGATGGGGCAGAGCAGTTCCGAGGCTGGTCCGATCCTCTACATGATCGCGGGACAAATCGGCGAGACAGAGCTGGGCCAGGACCTGCTGGCCAAGATCGAGAAGATTGACGACCTGCAGGACCAGATCGATGCGCTCGACGGCCTGTCTGCTTACAAGGGGGATCAGACCTATCTCATCGGGCAAATGGTTGTCGGCGGCGGAAGGATTTATCAGGCGACTCAGAACGTCCCGATCAATACCCCGCCGCCGAACATCGCTTACTGGTTGGACGTTGGACAGGTGGTGCAATCGGCGAATGGGCTGGCGCAGCAGGTGAACTCAAACACCGCAGATATCGCCGATCTGGACGGTGCTGTTACGGCTCAGGCCAGCAGTGTGCAGGCGCTCAGGGCATCGGTGCGCGACGACAATGGCGAGGGCGAGCTTGCTGACGCCTTGAAGGGCTGGAGCAGCACCGCCAGTATCGTCACGGAGTCGCAAGTGCGCGCGACCGAGAACGAGGCCACAGCCAGGACGGTGACGCAGCTAACCGCCACGGTAGGCGATAACGTTGCCCAGGTGACGGATCTGCGCCAGGTGGTGAGCAACAACCAGTCCTCGACTGCGACAGCCATTTCGCAGCTCTCGACAGCGGTGGGCAGCAACACAGCAGCTGTTCAGCAAACGAGCCAGGCCGTAACAACCTTGGACGGCAAGGTTTCGGCCTCCTACACGGTGAAGCTCCAAGTCAACTCCAACGGCCAGTATGTGATGGCAGGTATCGGCGTTGGCATCGAGAACACCGGTGCCGGACTTCAAAGCCAAATCCTGATGTCGGCCGATCGGTTCGCCTTGGTAAACACGTTGGCAGGTGGGGCGATTTCGACCCCATTTGTGTCTCAGGGCGGCCAGCTGTTCCTGGGCCAAACCTTCATCCAGGACGGCACGATTACCAACGCAAAAATCGGCAGCTATATCAGTTCGACCAATTACATTGCCGGGCAGTCTGGATGGATCCTCAATAAAGACGGAACCTTCGAGATCAATACTCCGCTTGGCGGGGGAGGACGTCAGGTTATCAACGGCTCTGGCGGCAAGGTGTTCGATCAGAACGGCGTCAAGCGCTATCAGTGGGGGAATCTGGACGCATGAGTTACGGCGCGAGAGTCTGGGACGAAAACGGCAATCTGGTCATGGATACGCCGACCTTCACTTATCAGGTGATCTGGCAGGGTGTTGTCGATTTCAGCATGGCCAGCGGCAACACCGCCACGATCTACACCCTAAACATACCGGGCTTCAATCCAGCGAACTGCGTGTTCATGATGATCCCGACAAGGGCGCAGGACATCCAATCAAGCGAGGGCGACCCTACAGGTAATACACGGGCCTACCCTTATGTTTCTGTAGCGATGAACCAGGTAACGGTCAGGTCTGCTAACCCTGCTGCCAACCTCAACAACACCAACCAAACCAAGGTCGTCGTCAAGGCCTACGCAATAAGGTGGGGAGCATGAGTTACGGCGTCTTGTGCATCAACGACAGCGGCTATGTTCAGATCGACGCTGAAACGCCGAGGCTGTGCGTGCTTACGAAAGGGAGTTACGCCGGAAACGGAACAGCGAACGTAACGTTCCCGCGCGCCGTCACCAGTGTCGACCCGCCCCTTGTTTTTGTCAGGCCTGATGGCGGCGCTATCCAGGTCCCCTTTTCTGTCTTGTTCACCGGAGGCCCGGGTAACTGGACCGGGTTCTCGATGAAGGCTTCGAACGTCAACGGCAGCTTGAGCGGACTCTATTTTGCCGCAGCCTGGGCCTCAATGAGTACAGCCTCTTTTGGTATGCGCATTTGGAATTCTGCCGGCACCCTCGTCTACGACAGCGGCGCTCCTGCCGTGGTTGTCACATTCGCAGCCGGGAATTGGACCTATGCGGGCTTCGAGGACCTCGCGATTGGCAGGCGCTGGCTCTGGACCATTGCCAAATCACTCGGGCCTGGCGAGTACGTTTCGCTGAATCCTTTCACAATGTACTGCTACAACCAGGCCGCCGGCGGCTCCTGCTCTCTTGGAGTCGACTACGCGAATAACCGAATCATCATGTACAGCGTCGCTACAACAGCCTGGACTGCAGATCCCGGCAACCGTCCCTTTCTATGCGCGCGGTTGGTCTCCTGACCGCGAACCCCTTCTAATTGGAGATGCTCCATGCCCTGGTACAAAGCCGGGACGGTTTCCGTCGCCCAAAATTCAAACGCCGTCACCGGCACCGGAACCTCCTTTATTACCAATAGCCGGGTAGGGGACGCGTTCCTCGGGCCAGATGGGCGCTGGTACGAGGTCACCAATATCGCCAGCGACACCGCGATGGCGATATCGCCGAACTACCTCGGAGCCGCAGCCAACGCCGGTACATATGCGCTGGCGCCCATGCAGGGGTACGTCAAAGACTCAGCCGATGCCTTGCGGGCCCTGGTGAACCAATTCGGCGAGAAACTTGCGGCGCTGAGAACAACCGGTAATTACGATGTCCTTCCCATTAATAAAGGCGGTACCGGAAAAGCTACTGCTCCGGAAGCGCTCGATGCGCTAGGTGGAATTCCTAAGGCGGGGGGCGCTTATTCTCCAACGTTCGTCAGCCTAAGGCTTAGTGGGCCTGCCGTTTATAGCGCTGGTCAAGGCGCGTATACGGGCTGGAACGATCCTAACGACGGGTCTGGATTTAATGGTCATGTGGCTTTCACCTGCAATCGTGGTGGCGGTAGCGGCGGATTTAGTTGGCGATCAGTAGTGACGGATAACACTTCTGGCGGCCCGACAATGACCTACTCTTATGACGGGATATTAAACGTCCCTGGGACGGTCAGGATTGGTGGTTCAGACATTGTCGCTCGCGGTAACACCGCTACCGGCGAATGGACAAGGTTCTCAGACGGCACGCAGATATGCACGCTCGCGGTGCAGACTGACTCAATGGGAACGTATGCAGTCGGGGCATTGTTTGGCTCAAATGCGGCAGGCAACCTGTCTTATCCGGCTGCATTCCTTATTACTCCAAAAGTTACAGCTACCGCAGTCAAGGTAGGTGGTGGGTCTGTAGACTCATGTTTTGTGAGTAACTATCAGGCCCCTACAGTTACTGCTTGGGGATCATGGCGAGCACTTTCAACAAACAATGCCGCTGTGGCAGCCATCATCAATCTAACCGCGGTGGGAAGGTGGAAATGATCATAAATCTGTCTCCATGCGTGTCTAATGCTCAGCTGGAACTGGAAAGACGAGGTGAAACGCTAATCATAAATGGTGAGGTATTTGACTTCTCGGTGATGAAGGACGGAGACTCATTGCCGTCATCAGCAATAAAATCGAGTTTCTTCTTGATTGATGTAAAAAAATATAATGGCGAACTAGAATTTACAATGCTTTTGCCGATCCCAGAAATTTATAGTCATGAGCAGGCTTTCCCTAAACCTCTTACTGATATACGTGACGGCGTGGTAATCCTTCCGCAAGGGTTGACCGAAACTGATAATGCTCTTGATGTGGGGAGATCAACCCTATGACTAACATTGACTGGTCCAAACTCATCACTAAAGAGATGAAGGAAACACAGAGGATTATCGCTCTTATGGGCGAGGTTACCGCCGAGCAAGGCAGGCGCAAGAAGATCGCCGACGATTCCATTCAGCCGCTTCAGGATGATCACGATACCAGTGACGCCGACGATGCTGGCGAGGCACTTCTGATCGCCTGGAAAAGGTATCGCTCGGCGCTCTCTAAAATCCAGCAGCAGCCTGGCTACCCCACTGCCGTCGAGTGGCCGGTGCCTCCGAACTAAGAAACCCTCACCGTTACGCCAAACCCGCCATCGAGCGGGATTTTTTTTGCCTGGAGAAAAGTGATGACTGTTACCGAAAAAGATCGCGATGTGCTGGCGCGCACGCTGTGGGGTGAGTCGCGCGGCGAGGGGCTGGCCGGGATGGTGGCCGTCGCTTGGTCGATACGTAACCGCGTCGAAATGGATCTGCACAACGACGGCAAGCCGGATTGGTGGGGGGAGGGCTACACCGACGTATGCCGCAAGCCGTACCAGTTCAGCTGCTGGAACCGCAACGACCCGAATTATCAGTTTCTCAGCGGCGCGCGGGCGATTCCGTTCCGCGAGCTGGCGCAGTGCCGGATTGCTGCCGACCAGGTGATCGACGGCAAGGTGGCAGATTCCACCGGCGGGGCAACGCACTACTACGCGACCACCATGCCGAAGGCGCCGGACTGGGCTGCCAAGGCGAAGCGGACGCTGAAGCTCGGTCACCATGTTTTCTTCCGCGACGTACCCTGAGGAGCGATCTGTGCAGACGACGACAAAAGAAGAGTCCTACGATCGCGCAATGCGAGTGACGCTGGCAGTGAAGGCGAACGGCGGCTCGGTCGCAATTCAAATCAAAACGGCCGACAGCTGGCTGACGTCCGACACGCTCTGGAGTGATGGAGCCTACCCACTCAACATCCCGCGCGCGACGGTGCGCTTTGTGCCAGCAAACGGCGCTGCCTTCGAGGTGTTCGCATGACCCTGCTCGCCGAGGCGCTGCCGACCCGGCGCCGCATCCGTCGTGGCTTGGGCCTGCTGGGCGACAGCTTCAGCGCGAACTGCCACACGATTGATCCGAAAGCGTTCGGTACCGAAGCGTATGGCTACGCCGGCGCGATTGCCGCAAAAACGGGCCTGTTCCCGAGCTACCTGGACAATCAGGGGAAGGTCGGCGATCACTCTGGGCAGTTCATGCCACGGTTGCCTTCATGCCTGACATCCGCGACGGCCGATTTGTGGATGCTGCTGTCGCGCACGAACGACAGCACAACGCCGGGCATGACGCTCGCTGACAGCAAGGCCAACGTGATGAAGGCAATCACGGCGTTCCAGAACACGCCAGGCAAATACCTGATCGTCGGCACCGGTACGCCGCGGTTCGGCACAAAGGCGCTGACCGGTCAGGCTTTGGCGGACGCGATCGCGTACAAGGACTGGGTGCTGGGGTTCGTCAAACAGTTCGTGCCGGTCGTGAATATCTGGGATGGCTTCACCCAGGCCATGACCGTCGATGACTTGCACCCGAACCTGATTGGCGCTGACTTCATCCAGTCCCGCGTTGTGCCGGTCATCAATGCCAACTTCGAATTCTTCGGCGTGCCGCTGCCCACCGATGCTGCCGACCTGTATTCGGCGATTCGCCCGTTCGGCTGTCTGAACGCCAACCCACTGATGACGGGTTCAACCGGCGTGATCAACGCATCGGTGAACCCGGTCGCCGGCTCGGTACTGGCGGACAACTACAAGGCGTCCGGCTCAGGCCTGAGCGGGATCACTTCGCGCTGGTACAAGGAGCAGTCAGCCTTCGGCGAGGCTCAGTGCATCGAACTGGCTGGCGCGATGGCGGCGGCCGGCGGCTACATCTATCTTCAGCCAGCGGCGAACGTCACGCTTTCGAATGTGCTGGCCGGGGATGTCATCGAGATGGTTTCGGCGCCGGAGATCGTCGGCAACAGCCGTGGAATCCTTGGCTGGGAAGCGGAACTGATTATCACGAAGCCGGTGTCTGGCGCCGCCACCACCATCTATTACCGGTCGATGGACAAATATCAGGAGCCGTTCACTCTGCCGGCCAACTGGAAGGGCGCGCTGGAGACGCAGCGATATACAGGCGACATCACGGAGACAGTCATCACCTCGCGCATGGGGCTTTACCTGGCTGCCGGTATTGCTCAGGACTGCAGGGTGAAGGTGGCGCAGTTCGGCATTCGCAAGGTCTGAGAATCTCGCCTCCGGTCGGCGGCAATTGACGCCGTCGGCGCGGCTTGGGTTTACTGGACGTATATCCAGTTATCAGCAGCCAATCATGATCTCGCACCAGAAATACGTCGACGACCCGCTGGCTGAATGGAAGCGGCTGCTCGAGGTTAGGCAAGACCTCGTTACCGATCCTGATGGCCAGCGGGCGAAGCTCAGGGAATTAGCAATGCTCGCTCACCACCGGCACCAGGTCGCTGCAGACGAGCTTTCGGACATGCTGGAAATCACGGATGCGGCGCGCGAGTGGGGATTGGTCGAGCTGGAGGAGGGGTACCACTTGGGACTTTTCCGCCGCCCAGAGCATGAGCTTGAAGCAGGGACCCAGTGTTTCTATAAAGGAAAGCTGATCAGAGTTTTGTAAAGATCGGCAGGACGCCGTAGGAGGGGGAATCGCGCACGTGAACAAAACGTGAGTCACAGCGCTGAACAGCGTGTACACTGCGCGACTTCTTGAGACAGCGTAACCGTTTGCGGGCGGCGTAAGCTGTTGATAGTTAAAGGCTTTCCTCTGGTGAGGATGATTTAGGTTCCAGCGCCGCAAGGTGTGAGAGTTCGAGTCTCTCCGTCCGCACCAGTTACAAGTCTCGCAACACCTTGGGTGTTGAGGGTTGAAAGAAAGCCGCCTTGTGCGGCTTTTTTTGTTTCAGCGTACTGCATTTAATGCGGTGCGAGCTTGGCGAGTCCACGACACAGGGCTCGTTTGGTGTGCTTCCAGGGGACTGGATCATGTTTCGGTCGTCCTTTTGCTTCCTTTATATAGGGGCGTATCAGGTGCGTTCCAGACACCTCCCGCAGGCTGAAACAGTCGTCTGTGACTCCCGGGCTGCATGCCACTTTATTTACCCTCATTCAGCAGGGTGACTTCTTGAGTTTGACCCACTAGAATGCTTGCCCTTGATTCTGGGGTCGGAAACGGCCGGCTAACGTCTGTGCAACGAGGAATATCAATGCAAGTTTCTGTTGAAAACACTTCCGCTCTCGAGCGCCGCATGACCATTGGCGTGCCCGCTGAGCGCATCGAGACTGAAGTCAACATGCGTCTGCAGCAGACCGCACGTAAAGCCAAGATCCCGGGCTTCCGCCCAGGCAAAGTGCCTATGAGCGTGATCCGCCAGCGTTACGAAGACGGTGCTCGTCAAGAAGCACTGGGCGACCTGATCCAGGCGACCTTCTACGAAGCAGTGGTCGAGCAAAAGCTGAACCCGGCTGGTGCACCTTCCGTCGAGCCTAAAACCTTCGAAAAGGGCAAGGACCTCGAGTACATCGCTACTTTCGAAGTATTCCCTGAGTTCACCGTGGCCGGTTTCGAGTCCATTTCCGTCGAGCGTCTGTCGGCTGACGTCGCTGATTCCGATCTGGACAACATGCTGGAAATCCTGCGCAAGCAGAACGTCAGCTTTGAAGTAGCCGACCGTGCTGCACAAAACGAAGACCAGCTGAACATCGACTTCGTCGGCAAGATCGACGGTGAAGCGTTCGCTGGCGGTTCGGCCACCGGTACTCAGCTGGTGCTGGGTTCGGGTCGCATGATCCCGGGTTTCGAAGACGGTCTGGTTGGCGCCAAAGCCGGCGAAGAGCGCGTTCTGAACCTGACCTTCCCGGAGGATTATCAGAATCTGGAACTGGCTGGCAAAACCGCCGAGTTCACCGTCACTGTCAACACCGTGTCGGCACCGACGCTGCCTGAGCTGAACGAAACGTTCTTCAAGCAGTTCGGCATCAAGGAAACCAACATCGAAGGCTTCCGCACCGAAGTTCGCAAGAACATGGAGCGCGAGCTGCGTCAGGCCATCAAGTCCAAGGTCAAGAATCAGGTAATGGACGGTCTGCTGGCCGCCAACCCGATCGAAGTGCCTAAAGCGCTGCTGGAAAACGAAGTGAACCGTCTGCGCGTTCAGGCTGTTCAGCAGTTCGGCGGCAACATCAAGCCTGACCAACTGCCGGCAGAGCTGTTCGAAGAGCAGGCAAAGCGCCGCGTCGAGCTGGGTCTGATCGTGGCTGAAGTCGTCAAGCAATTCGACCTCAAGCCTGAAGACACCCGCGTTCGCGAGCTGATTCAGGAAATGGCTTCCGCTTACCAGGAGCCAGAGCAGGTTGTGGCCTGGTACTACAAGAACGAACAGCAAATGAACGAAGTTCGTTCGGTTGTGCTGGAAGAACAAGTTGTGGATACTGTTTTGCAGAAAGCGAGCGTGACCGATAAAGCGGTCTCGTACGAAGAGGCAGTCAAGCCGGTTGAAGCTCCGCAAGCCGACTGATTTCCTTCTCTCGTTCGAAAACACCATAAGCCAGCCTTCGCGCTGGCTTATGCGTATTCAAGACATGACTATTTGGGAGTGAATGCGAGACATGTCCCGCAATTCTTATATTCAGCAGAACTCTGACATCCAGGCCGCTGGCGGCCTGGTCCCGATGGTTATCGAGCAGTCCGCCCGTGGCGAGCGTGCCTATGACATCTACTCCCGCCTGCTCAAGGAACGCGTCATCTTCCTGGTCGGTCCGGTTGAAGACTACATGGCCAACCTCATCTCGGCGCAGCTGCTGTTCCTTGAAGCGGAAAACCCGGACAAGGACATCCATCTTTACATCAACTCCCCAGGCGGTTCGGTGACTGCGGGCATGGCGATCTACGACACCATGCAGTTCATCAAGCCGGACGTTTCCACGACCGTCATGGGCCAGGCCTGCAGCATGGGCGCTTTCCTGTTGGCCGGTGGTGCCAAGGGCAAGCGTTTCGCACTGCCGAACTCTCGCGTCATGATTCACCAGCCGTTGGGCGGTTTTCAGGGGCAGGCGTCGGACATTGACATCCACGCGAAAGAAATCCTGTTCATCCGTCAACGTCTGAACGAGCTGCTGGCGCACCACACCGGCCAGACGCTGGAAACGATCGAGCGCGACACCAACCGCGACAACTTCATGAGCGCCGAACGCGCTGCTGAATACGGTCTGGTGGACTCGGTCATTGATCGGCGTCAGATGACCAAATGACTGCGTGAAGGGCAATGATCGCGGGCGGTTGCTACTTCCGTGCCGCCTGCGGACTTGAAAAATCGAGCAATTGCCCTCATCTTGTGTTGCAAGCCTACCGGATTGGATCGATCGAATGACTGACACCCGCAACGGCGAGGACAACGGCAAACTGCTTTATTGCTCCTTCTGTGGCAAAAGCCAGCATGAAGTGCGCAAGTTGATTGCCGGCCCCTCGGTATTTGTTTGTGACGAGTGCGTCGACCTGTGCAACGACATCATCCGCGAGGAGGTGCAGGAAGCACAGGCCGAGAGCAGCGCGCATAAACTGCCATCGCCTAAAGAAATCAGCGGCATCCTTGACCAGTACGTCATTGGTCAGGAACGTGCCAAAAAGGTTCTCGCAGTAGCGGTGTACAACCACTACAAGCGACTGAACCAGCGTGACAAGAAAAACGACGACGTTGAATTGGGCAAAAGCAACATCCTGCTGATCGGCCCGACGGGCTCCGGCAAGACGCTGCTGGCGGAAACGCTGGCTCGGTTGCTCAATGTTCCGTTCACCATCGCCGATGCCACCACCCTGACCGAAGCCGGTTACGTGGGTGAGGACGTCGAGAACATCATTCAGAAGCTGTTGCAGAAGTGCGATTACGATGTCGAGAAGGCCCAGATGGGCATTGTCTACATCGACGAAATCGACAAGATTTCGCGCAAGTCCGACAACCCTTCCATCACCCGTGATGTGTCGGGCGAAGGCGTGCAGCAAGCGTTGCTGAAGCTGATTGAAGGCACCGTGGCTTCCGTCCCGCCTCAAGGTGGTCGCAAGCACCCGCAGCAGGAATTCCTGCAAGTGGACACGCGCAATATCCTCTTCATCTGTGGCGGTGCGTTCTCTGGCCTGGAAAAGGTCATCCAGAATCGCTCCACCAAAGGCGGCATCGGCTTCAACGCCGAAGTACGCAGCAAGGAAGAGGGCAAGAAGGTCGGCGAGTCCCTGCGTGAAGTCGAGCCTGACGATCTGGTCAAGTTCGGTCTGATCCCGGAGTTCGTGGGCCGTCTGCCTGTACTGGCGACGCTGGACGAGCTGGATGAAGCTGCGCTGATGCAGATTCTGACCGAGCCAAAGAACGCGCTGACCAAGCAATACGGCAAGCTGTTCGAGATGGAAGGCGTGGACCTCGAGTTCCGTCCGGATGCGTTGAAATCGGTTGCCCGTCGTGCGCTCGAGCGCAAGACCGGTGCTCGCGGTCTGCGCTCCATCCTCGAGGGCGTTCTGCTCGACACCATGTACGAGATCCCGTCGCAATCCGACGTGAGCAAGGTGGTGATCGACGAGAGCGTCATCGAGGGCACCTCCAAGCCGCTGTTGATTTACGAAAATAGCGAGCCACCTGCCAAGGCGGCACCCGACGCGTAGCCTGCTGGCAACGCACCGGGCGACTGGAAACGAAAAGGGCCCTCGGGCCCTTTTCGCGTTTCTTTCAAAGCCGGTCTGCGTTTCAGCGTGCTTTCGGTTTAACTCAAAGCGACGCTTGTTTTTTTAAGGTTCAACCCCCATCTTGATTTTCAGCTTATTTATATCTGTCCTTGGCCTGAAGGCCGCCGTAGAGGCGAAATCATGAAGACGACTATTGAACTGCCTCTCTTGCCACTGCGCGATGTTGTGGTTTATCCGCATATGGTTATCCCGCTGTTCGTGGGGCGCGAGAAGTCGATCGAGGCCCTTGAAGCGGCGATGACCGGCGACAAGCAGATCTTGCTGCTGGCGCAACGAAATCCGGCCGACGACGATCCCGGTGAAGACGCCTTGTACAACGTGGGTACCGTCGCCACCGTGCTGCAGCTGCTGAAGCTGCCTGACGGCACCGTGAAGGTTCTGGTCGAAGGCGAGCAGCGCGGCTCTGTCGAGCGTTTCATCGAGGTCGACGGCCATTGCCGCGCCGAAGTGGCGCTGATCGATGAAGTCGATGCCCCGGATCGTGAATCGGAAGTCTTCGTCCGTAGCCTGCTGGCGCAGTTCGAGCAGTACGTACAGCTGGGGAAAAAAGTCCCGGCGGAAGTGCTGTCCTCGCTTAACAGCATCGATGAGCCGGGTCGTCTGGTTGACACCATGGCCGCCCACATGGCGCTGAAGATCGAGCAGAAGCAGGAAATCCTCGAGATCATTGACCTGTCTGCCCGTGTCGAACACGTGCTGGCGTTGCTGGATGCCGAAATTGACTTGCTGCAGGTCGAGAAGCGCATCCGCGGTCGCGTGAAAAAGCAGATGGAGCGCAGTCAGCGCGAGTACTACCTGAATGAGCAGATGAAGGCCATTCAGAAGGAGCTCGGCGACAGCGAAGAAGGCCACAACGAAATCGAAGAGCTGAAAAAGCGCATCGATGCTGCCGGCCTGCCCAAAGACGCGATGACCAAAGCCACCGCCGAGCTGAACAAGCTCAAGCAGATGTCGCCGATGTCTGCCGAGGCCACCGTTGTTCGCTCTTACATCGACTGGCTGGTCCAGGTGCCGTGGAAGGCACAGAGCAAGGTCCGTCTGGACCTCGCCCGCGCCGAGGACATCCTTGATGCAGACCACTACGGTCTGGACGAAGTCAAAGAGCGCATCCTCGAATACCTCGCCGTGCAAAAGCGCGTGAAGAAGATTCGCGGCCCGGTGCTGTGCCTGGTCGGTCCTCCTGGTGTGGGTAAAACCTCGCTGGCGGAGTCGATCGCCCACGCCACCAACCGCAAGTTCGTCCGTATGGCCCTGGGCGGCGTGCGTGATGAAGCTGAAATTCGTGGCCACCGTCGTACCTACATCGGTTCGATGCCAGGTCGCCTGATCCAGAAGATGACCAAGGTCGGCGTGCGCAACCCGCTGTTCTTGCTCGATGAAATCGACAAGATGGGCAGCGACATGCGCGGTGACCCGGCGTCGGCGTTGCTGGAAGTGCTCGACCCCGAGCAGAACCACAACTTCAACGACCATTACCTGGAAGTCGACTACGACCTGTCCGACGTGATGTTCCTGTGCACCGCCAACTCGATGAACATTCCGCCGGCGCTGCTCGACCGTATGGAAGTCATCCGTCTGCCTGGCTACACCGAAGACGAGAAGATCAACATCGCGACCAAGTACCTCTCGCCCAAGCAGATCGCTGCCAACGGCTTGAAGAAAGGCGAGATCGAGTTCGAAGTCGAGGCCATCCGCGACATCATCCGTTACTACACCCGTGAAGCGGGCGTGCGTAGCCTTGAGCGTCAGATCGCCAAGGTCTGCCGCAAGGCGGTCAAGGAACACGCCCACGAGAAGCGTTTTTCCGTGACCGTTACGGCGGACATGCTCGAGAACTTCCTGGGCGTGCGCAAATTCCGTTATGGCCTGGCCGAACAGCAGGATCAGGTCGGTCAGGTGACCGGTCTGGCCTGGACTCAGGTAGGCGGAGAGCTGCTGACCATCGAGGCGGCGGTTGTTCCGGGCAAGGGTCAATTGATCAAGACCGGTTCGCTGGGCGATGTGATGGTCGAGTCGATCACTGCCGCGCTGACGGTGGTGCGCAGCCGTGCGAAGAGCCTGGGCATCCCTCTGGACTTCCACGAGAAGCGCGACACGCACATCCATATGCCGGAAGGCGCGACGCCGAAAGACGGCCCGAGCGCAGGCGTAGGCATGTGCACGGCGCTAGTGTCGGCACTGACGGGGATTCCGGTCCGCGCCGACGTGGCCATGACAGGTGAAATCACCCTCCGTGGACAGGTGCTGGCCATCGGCGGTCTCAAGGAGAAATTGCTGGCCGCTCACCGTGGTGGCATAAAGACAGTGATCATCCCCGAAGAGAACGTTCGCGATTTGAAGGAGATCCCGGACAACATCAAGGCAGACCTGCAGATCAAACCGGTTAAATGGATTGACGAGGTCCTCCAAATTGCGCTGCAATACGCGCCGGAGCCCTTGCCGGATGTGGCTCCCGAGATGGTTGCCAAGGATGAAAAGCGCGAGTCTGACGCCAAGGAGAGGATCAGCACGCATTAGGCCGGGAGGCCTTCCTTGACAGGTTTTTGGAGCCCTTGCTATAAAGCGGCTCTTCAAGCCTGTTCAGGCCGCTCGTGTTCGTTTGGTTTCACCAAAAAAAACTTAGAAATACTCAAATATATAAGGGGACTTAGAGTGAACAAGTCGGAACTGATTGATGCCATCGCCGCATCCGCTGACATCCCGAAAGCTGCTGCCGGCCGTGCGCTGGATGCTGTAATCGAATCCGTCACTGGCGCTCTCAAGGCTGGCGACTCTGTTGTACTGGTAGGCTTCGGCACTTTCTCCGTCACTGATCGTCCTGCCCGTACCGGCCGTAACCCTCAGACCGGTAAAACCCTGGAAATTCCAGCGGCCAAGAAACCAGGCTTCAAAGCCGGTAAAGCTCTGAAAGAAGCCGTCAACTAAGTTTCTTTTTACTTTGCCCGCCCGGAACAGCGTTATCTCTGTTCGGGGCGTGAAGCGGCACGTGCGGTTGGTCAAGCGCTGGACTGTCACTCGGGGAACGCACATCGAACCCCGTCCGCTTTGCAAGTTACGAGAAGGCGCATCCTCGGATGCGCCTTTCTTCTATCCGGATTCAACCCACGCTCCGCGTTACCGTGTGCAGCAGCCTGGTGAGTCGAGTACAACCCTCTGGGGGATACATGCTGCAGAATATCAGGGACAATTCACAGGGCTGGATTGCCAAAACCATCATCGGGGTCATCATCGCTCTGATGGCCCTGACCGGGTTCGATGCCATTTTCCGGGCCACCAGCCACTCGCAGGATGCTGCGAAGGTCAATGGCGAGGAAGTCACCCAGGCTGAACTGGGTCAAGCGGTTGAAATGCAACGCCGCCAGCTGATGCAACAGTTGGGCAAGGATTTCGATCCTGCGATGCTCAACGAAAAGATGCTGCGTGACTCGGCCCTCAAAGGCTTGATCGACCGCAAGCTGCTGTTGCAGGGCGCCGCCGATTCGAAGTTCGGTTTCTCCGAAGCCGCGCTGGATCAGCAAATGCTGTTGACCCCTGAATTTCAGGTCGACGGTAAATTCAGTGCTGATCGCTTCGATCAGGTCATTCGCCAGCTCGGTTACTCCCGTCTGCAATTCCGCCAGATCCTGGGCCAGGAAATGCTGATCGGTCAGATTCGTGCCGGCATCGGCGGCAGTGCGTTCGTCACTGACGCGCAGGTCGACGCGTTTGCCCGCCTGGAAAAACAGACCCGCGATTTCGCTACGCTGACCCTGCCGGCCGATCCGTCGAGCGTGAAAGTCACCGACGACGAAATCAAGGCGCACTACGATCAGCACGCGAAAGAGTTTCTGAGTCCTGAGCAAGTGGTACTCAACTACATCGAGCTGAAGAAGTCCTCCTTCTTCGACAAGGTGTCGGTGAAGGATGAAGACCTGCAGGCGGCGTATCAGAAAGAGATCGCCAACCTGGCCGAGCAGCGCCGCGCGGCGCACATCCTGATCGAAGTCAACGACAAGACCACGGACGCGCAGGCGAAAGCCAAGATTGAAGAAATTCAGCAGCGTGTGGCCAAAGGCGAAGATTTCGCTGCGCTGGCGAAGGAGTTCTCTCAGGATCCGGGCTCGTCGACCAAGGGCGGTGACCTGGGCTACGCCGGCAAGGGGGTCTATGACCCGGCCTTTGAAGACGCGCTGTACGCGTTGAACAAGGATCAGGTCTCCGCGCCTGTTCGCAGTCAGTTCGGCTGGCACTTGATCAAGCTGCTGGGCGTTGAAGCGCCATCGGTGCCGACGTTCGCCAGCTTGAAGGAGAAGCTGACCCACGAGCTGAAATCTCAGCAGGTCGAGCAGAAGTTCGTCGATGCGAGCAAGAAGCTGGAAGACGCGGCGTTTGAAGCGTCGGATCTGTCCCAGCCGGCTCAGGACCTGGGTCTGAAAGTGCAGACGACTGCGCCGTTCGGTCGCGAGGGTGGCGAAGGCGTTGCAGCCAACCGTGCGGTGATTCAGGCGGCTTTCAGCCCGGAAGTGATGGAAGAGGGTTCCAACAGTTCTGCGCTGGAGCTGGATCCTGAAACCGTGGTGGTGGTGCATGTCAAAGAGCACCGTCAGCCTGAGCAGTTGCCGTTGGAAGCGGTGTCGTCGCCGATTCGTTCGCAGCTGGCGAAAGAACATGCCAGCGATGCGGTGAAGGCGAAAGGTGAGGCGCTGTTGGGAGGCCTGCGTGACGGTAAGGTGCCGTATGCGGCGACCAAGCAGGAAGGTCAGAGCTGGAAGGTCGTGGAAGCGGCCTCACGCAGCCAGGAGGGTGTTGATCCTCAGGTGCTGCAGGCTGTGTTCCGTATGCCGAAGCCGGAAGGCAAGGACAAGCCGGTTTACGGCAGCCTGACGGCGGCGGATGGCAGCTTTGTGATTGTGCGTCTGAATGGCGTTAATCAGGCGGCGCCAGCGTCGGATGAGGAGAAGAGTCAGTACCGTCGTTTCCTGTCATCCCGTGAGGGGCAGCAGGATTTCGCGGCCTACCGTAAGCAGTTGGAAGCGGCGGCGAAGATCGAGAAATATTGATTCTCGCCTTTAGCTGTTAACAGAAAGCCCCGATTCGCGAGAGTTGGGGCTTTTTTGTATTCGCTGGGGTGGGGCAAAATCAAGAGCGTCTGCCTAAGGGCAGACTGTTTCGCCTTCGGCGAGTTACTTGAAAAAGCCCCAAGTAACCAAGGGCTTGTGCTCCTGGTTGGGCCCTTCCTTTGTCAGGGTTCCTTCACTCCGGTCTCGCTCCGTGGGCCCGCGCCGAACGGACATCCCTGTCCTGACGGCGCTCTCGCCGCATCCATGCGGCTCGGCCCACTCCACGACACCTGCGTTCAGCCTGCACCCAAGTCGCGATTGGTGTCGGCTGAACGTTATGTGTATGAAGATCAAGATCAAATGCAGATCAAAGGCTTCCCGGCTGAAGCCGGTCCCACTAGTAGGTGCCCGCGGTGATTTCCTTGGTACCGGCTTTGATCGTTCCCACGCTCCGCGTGGTAACGCCGCCCCCGACGCTCTGCGTCCCTCGGACGACGCATATTCAGGCCGGGGAGGTGACGCGGAGCGTCACGGTATGCATTCCCACGCAGAGCGAGGGAACGATCAAAAGTCAAAAGCTTCCCGGCTGAAGCCGGTCCCACTAGTAGGTGCCCGCGGTGATTTCCTTGGTACCGGCTTTGATCGTTCCCACGCTCCGCGTGGTAACGCCGCCCCCGACGCTCTGCGTCCCTCGGACGACGCATATTCAGGCCGGGGAGGTGACGCGGAGCGTCACGGTATGCATTCCCACGCAGAGCGAGGGAACGATCAAAAGTCAAAAGCTTCCCGGCTGAAGCCGGTCCCACTAGTAGGTGCCCGCGGTGATTTCCTTGGTACCGGCTTTGATCGTTCCCACGCTCCGCGTGGTAACGCCGCCCCCGACGCTCTGCGTCCCTCGGACGACGCATATTCAGGCCGGGGAGGTGACGCGGAGCGTCACGGGATGCATTCCCACGCAGAGCGAGGGAACGATCAAAGCAATCAAGATCAACAGCTTCCCGGCTGAAGCCGGTCCCAAGAGGTGAACGCGGTGCTTTTCGTGGGACCGGCTTTAGCCGGGAAGCCTCTGATCTGCCTGCTTTGCTTTTGATCTTGATCTTCAAGCACATAAAGCCCAGACGACGCGTATCGCGACTTGGGTGCAGGCCGAACGCAGACGACGCGGAGTGGGCCGAGCGGCATGGATGCCGCGAGAGCGCCGCTAGGACATGGATGTCCGTTCGGCGCGGGCCCACGGAGCGTCGTCGGAGTGAGGGAACCCCGAGGAACGAGGGGCCTAGCCAGGAGCAAGCACCCTTGGTTACTTGGGGTGCTTTTCCAAGTAACTCGCCGGAGGCGAAACAGTTCTGCCTCTGGCAGAACCCTGTCAGCGCCACCCGCGGCCTGGAATTATCACGCTACTCCAGGGCCGATCTCACCAAAGAAACCCAAGGCGAAAAAAAGCGGCAGATCATCTAGCCCCATGGCCGT